ATAATCGCAAAATCGAAATGCACAGCTTTTTTAAACGAAATGCACACTCATTCACTTAATTTATTTAGTTATTACTCAACAAATATAACTGATTTAATACAAATTTAAACCACATTTAAAAGCCCCTTAAAAGGGGCTTAATTTATGTTGAAGGACAACCATACTGCTCAATCATTAATAAGTCAGGTTTGAACACATCCTTAACGTCTGTATTTGGCTCAAACGTACTTACGTTTGGGTCTTGAGGATTCTTTATTAGTATTCCTTTGGATATATCTATTAATGCGGCCTCAATAAGCCGAACTCCCATCGGTAAAAGTTTATCCTGCCAAAGTATAGATGCGGCCTTACTTGGCTTTTCAATCAATAATTTTGGCTCAATAAAGCACCAATCCTGATAAGCAATATCGCCACGATCTATTCCTGCGTTCAACCAAAACACAGTACCGCCTGTAATAGCGTCATTCATGCGAATTGCCCATTCTATGGATGAGCGGCCACGATGCCTCGGCAATAAACTTGGGTGGTAACCAATCCAGCCATATTTAGGCTTATACCGCGTTTTCTTGCCTATATAATCAAATGAATGCGCTGTTATGCCAAGGTCAACGCCTTCAGGCATAGTATCGCCGTTTAGCAATCCTGCAGGAATAATTGGAACATCAAACAATTTCGCGGTTTTCCCTATATATTTGTCGCCTAATGGTGTACACACGCCAACTATCTCCACGCCTTCCATGGCATTGCATAAATCGAATATTTGCTGGCCAAAGTATTTCTGGCCGCTTATAAAAACTTTTAACTTATTCATTATTTCCTAAATATTTAAAGGCCTGAACGGCTCTAAAATGTCCGCCATATCCTGAATTTATTTTTCGTTTTCCTTTAGCATCATTAAAGCCTTTACCCGTTTTGGCCATGCTCATCATAGAACGTTTTTTATTAGAGCCGTGTAGCTTTGCCCCAGTTTGCACCCAAAGTTTAGAGTGCCTCAAATAACCACATAGCTGTGGATGAGAAGTATGGAAAAACGTGTGATATTTGCGCTCACAGCGACCATTACCCTCTAAATGATATTGCATAACTTCGTTTAAAAACCGAGTGCCAACGCCTGCGCCTTGCCATTCAGGCATAACCACCAAGCGTGTAGCCCTATAAGCCTTTGCCGTAAACAAAGGGCAAACCGCTAAATGCGCCACCAATTCCCCGTCAACTGTTGCCACAAAGTACTCCGCAGCTGGTGGGTGCTTAAGGTCTAAATAGTAATGCTCTTTAAAAAACTTCCAGTAAGTGCCGTTTGCCTTCCAAATGTCAAGTTTGATATCTGGCCGTTTTTGGACTTTTTTTTTACTTCGCCAGTTCGGGTGTCATATACCCAATCTGGTTGCAGCCATTCTATAATATCATAATGGCAGGAAAGCAAAACTATCTGTTTGCCCTTGGTTCGCTTCCAAGATTTTGAAAAAGCAGACGCGCCAATTTTAGCTATCTGTCTATCCACGACACTGGTAAACTCGTCAATAACGGTTCTATTTGGAGCGTCACAAATTAAGCGCGCTAAACCAGCCCGATATTGCTCACCGTTGCTCAAAGCCTTAAACGGCCGAAGCCATGAAGGGACATCGCCAAGTCCTACAGCAGACAAGGCCGCAGTTGCCGAATTCATGTTTAAATGAGGCGCAATGTTATCTACAATGGCCATGTCATTATTCCAATTAGCGTACAAATCATGTATGGCCGTATCTGGCCATATTTTAGCGCCCATACTTGTTTTACCTGATCCACTAGGACCCACAATTAGTCCAATTTGCCAATCGTCGCCCTCTATGGGCAATTCTGCGGTGTGTTGCCACTCGTGACCGCTTTCAGCATTAAATAAACTTTTCACTTTTTCAGCTCTAAAACTTTTAAAGTTTTCGCACTTATGGTTTACCTCAATTTTCATACACTCACTAATTTTAAATCGTTATAGCCTAATTTTTTAAGCTTTTCAAAAGTTTCTTTTTGCTCGTTTTCGCTACTACACTTCACAATAACTGCGTGTTGTTCTTTGTAATTAAATGTTGACATTCGTTTTTTGATTGATTTGATTTGATGATTTTTTTAACTTATTCATTTTTTGATTGATTTGATGATTATTCCTCTCTATATTTGCGGCTCTCACACCCAAACACACAAAAGCCCAAAGACTCTGAAAAGACAATAAATGTCCTCCAGTGGCCTTTGGGCTCGTGTTTAAAAAGGTGTGAGAGTTTTTTTAAAGCTGGAGGATTATTTTATCCTCCCATTACAATTATGTAATTAATTTCAAGTTTTCGTGAATATGCACTTTGTTGCGTGCCTTGTAAACACCCGACATCATGGCCTTATAACAATGTTCTTTGTCAAGCCAATCCAATAACTTAACAAACCATTTACCGCGGGTATTTAAAGCGCTTAAGTGCGCGTTCCAGCCAAGCACCTCGCTTATGGTTTCGTCCTTATCGCCAAAAATGTAGCGCAGTTCTTTATCCTGAAGAAATAACCACGTAAAGAAACCGCCAAAAACGGCATTTCCAAGTTGGTCATAGCTTGCGGCTATTTCAACAAAAAACACGCTTATTCCTTTAAGGATATCTCTGGCCTTACGGTTTTCATAGTTAGCGGTTGCCCATATTTTCCAAACGAGAGCAAATGGTGTAACAATAACGAATAACACCAAGGCTAAAACCAATAAAAGTATAGCGCCAATTGTTCTGGCTATATTTATTAAAGCTTCTTTCATTATGGTTCTGGTATTAGTTCCTGCTCCATTAAAACCTCCCAATCGGAAGCCGTTAATTTTGTTAGAACATTATTCTCGTCCACGTTGCTGTAGTTCTCGTCCATAACTACTTTAATTAATGTAGCCGTTGTTAGCACGCCAGCCAATTGATCGTTAAAGCTTCCAGACTTTAATATGGATGTGTCTACAGCTTGAAATAAACCGTCCATTTCTAGTTTTGAAAGACTAACACGCTTGACATTTGCACGACCAATAACGCCATCCTTAACGGGTAGCGGAACCAAGCTATACATTGGCTGGCCTACTTCAGCTACAGAGTTTAAAATTTGCTCATAATAACCAACTAGTACTACGCTGGTATTGCCTAAAAACTTAAACTCTTCCAGTTTTACAATAGCGATACCTCGCTTATTGGTTTGTGCGTCCAAAAGGACGGTTGATTTTGTTCTTATTTGTTTCATATTATAATGTTGTAATTTCTATTTCGTTTGAAAAAGCGCGTCTTGATTCTATTTCATCCATTCCACTTCCGTTCCAGTAAATGTCACAGATTGCTAGTTTTACTTTATAAGTTTTGCCACTTGAAATATGGTTTGTAAACGTTTCACCGCTTATTAACACCTCACCAGCTGGGTGGTAAGGATGCCACTTTTCATTACCGTCATTAATCCATACTTCGTAAAATTCGATAGGGTTAACTTCTGAAGGTGGGGTGAAATTCAAATCAAAACCGTTAGCGGTAGTATTGGATGCAGATAAATCTGTTATGGCGTTAGGCAATGAATCGTTATATATATAGCTAACACTTCCTCCGTTTCTACTCAAATAATAAGCTATATCGCCGTCTGGATTTCCTGCATTGTTTGTCTCGTTAGCTTGATTAGTATATATTGTTCGGCTTCCTGAAGATATATAAGAAACAGCGCCGTCATTGCCAGACGTGTTTCTTACAGGAGTTTCAGGAATATAAATCCTGCTGTTTACTGGACTATATCGAAAGATACTTGCAGGTAAATTCCCAATTCTTTTCCATCTATAATACCTCCAGCTACGAAATCCCGTTGGAAAACCCACAGTATTTGAGCCTGTCCTTTGAACTCCATTTAATGTATAAAATGCAAAGCAATTATTCCAATTACACATACCCGCATTACCTGTTTGTATCACTCCAGGACCGGTATATATAAAATATGTTATATCATTATTTTGTGGTGTAAAGGAAGGTGAGCCCCATGCAGCTTCAACATGCATCTCTACATTAGCGCCGTTTACAATAAAATTAGTTATTGAATTTTCTGGGATCCCAAAAAAATTGCTAATATGTGAAATCGTAGGCATTGTAGAGGCTACACCCCCAATAAACAAGTTCGGCTTCACAAACCGACTGCTCAAACCATTAATATATTTTTGTGCTATCAAACTCATTTCATTTATTTAAACCTCCCATTCGCCTGAAGCGTAGAAAGTGTCTGCTGTTATTTTTTTCTCAACCATGCCACGTTTACCGTTGCTTAATAATGTGCCGTCTGGAGCGTTAAGTGTAGCCCCTAAACCGTCCACTAGTATGTTTAATTGTCCAGCCCCTATTACTATAAAGAAGCACACAAAGCTGTCTCTTAAGGTTGCAGTTGGTATGGTAATGTTTACCGTTCCTGTGGTGTTAATGAAAAAGGTAACCCGAAAATCGGCATCTACTAAAGCAAAATCGCCATCAATATCTATGACCTCCTCCTGTATGTTTTTTGAAGCTAAAGACACTTGCTCCTTTTCTTCAGTAGTATAATCTTCCGTACTCAAACCTTTTCCCGATACCTTATCTACTTTAGAGTCTAAAGCAATGCCTAAACCTAAAGCATCTGGTAAGCTTGCTAATTTCAATTTTTCAGGAGTCGTATAATCTTCTGTGCTCAAGCCTTTTCCCGATATCTTATCAACCTTATCGTCCAAATCATCCTGAAGACCATTAACCGAATCCAAAGGAATAGCCTCATCCTTATGCCTAAAGGAATCCCATGTTGCCCAAAATTGGGCTTGTGTTGGTTTTAAACCAGTTTTAAACCAGTTTTTAATTGTACTTAAACTTGCCATATTATGAGCCTGTATATTCTATGAACATCACCACGCGGTAAGGATTCATAATGTTAATAGATGTGTTTATTGTGCTATTGGGAGCGGATGAAGCTTTACGGATACTCTCTAAAAACTCGCCGCCTTCGTTATTTCCAGAACCGACTAATAGCTTTCCGTTATCGCCACCACCTGCAGAACCGCCAACGCCAAATCCACTAATTGGATTTGTAATAGTGGCCGATACGGTTCGGGTTTTGTTACCACCAGTTTCTCCAAGCTGGTTGAAGTCTGTATCGGTAGGATTCCAGCCAACAGGCATACGTCCGCGCCAGTCTGTTACTTCCTGCCAGCCGTCTGGAATGTCGGCAGCTGGTTTGTTCCAAAACACCATGGCGCCATCTGCTTGAAAAACGGCGTTTTGTTTCTCCAGTTCTGTAATTCTCGAGGTAATTGATAGCATACTGAATGGCCTTGAGAATTCAGACCATGGGATAGAACCCGTTCCAGAGGCAAAGGTTACATAGCGCTCGTAGTGAACTTCTTTGGTGTCGCCGTTTTCAAACACTTTGGAGCTAACATTTTCAAGGACTTTCACGTTGGCTTGAGTCTGGCCGCCTATAAATTTAAAGACTTCGCCGCTTATATAAACAATGCCGTCGGATGTATTGCTTCCTACAACTTCACAGCCTTTTATAATAGCTTTATTGCCAGCCAATTCTCCTAAAGCGTTAAATAAGCCATAGGATTCCTGCATATAGTTTAATATATCCGTCTCGAAAGGGAAGCCTCCAGTTTGTAAAAAATTTTGTTTATTCATGGTTTAAATTTCAATAATTAAATAGCGTTTTCCGCCTAATTTATACAGCTGTATTTGGGCGTGCACCTCATAAAACTGATTCGCCATTATTTCTGCAGGCACGTGAACAATAAAGTCGGCTCCAGTATCTGCAAATTCCAAGCTGTTGTATATAAATATTGTGCCTAAATATTTGGTTTGGTTTTCTCCAGGTGTATAGATATATGTTTTATTGGCATCGCCTCCAGTTCCGTCTATATAAATGCGTCTTTGGTCTTGGTCAAACTTATCATTCAAAGCGCCGCGCATGTAGCATACTTGCCAGTTGTGGTCTAGAATGTATAAATGTTCCTGGCGTTTATTATACCAGTCATAATATATAGCGCTCAACGGGTTGGTAACCGCCTTTACAAAAGCCGATAAAACAGGCTTCCTTAAAAAGGTTGGCACCAGACTATAAGCGAATTTTAAAACTGAAATATTATCCCACATAGCTTATAGAATCAAAATTTACGACCTTAAAATAGCCGCTTTCAGGTATCCGCTTCACGTCAATACTTATTGGCGTTCCATAATCATTAATCAACGGATCAATCCACGCACTTTCAATATTTATGTTTACAGGCGTTATAACACCTTGAGCATTGTTTTTTATGTAATTTAAAAAGTCGAAAATCACAAAAGCGCCATCAAAAGGAAGCAACTTCATGTAAGCCTCTATGGCATCATTTACGGGATAATTTCCATTTAAAATGCTCATACCGTTTGCGTCCAGGACTAAAGGATCGCGATAAATGTTTAAGTTTAAATACAGTAAGTCAGGCTCGTAATTAATAACCGATATTTTAACGCCTCCTGGTCTAAACTCTTTTACATAGGCGTCAAATGCGGCACGTTCTGGCGCTGGTATTGGCGCAAGCTCATCATTAAGTTCTCCAGCTATTTTTAATATCACGCGGCTTTCGTCATCGCTTTCATTCACTGCGGAATACTTAATAATTTTAGAAGCTGCTATCTGGTCAGCCGTGGCAGTTCCGTTATTAAAATAGTCTTTATCCTTAACCAAATCAAAGCCATATTGAAACTGCAACGCCATAGTTCGGTACCAGCTTAAACGCGCGTTTTTTTGGTTGAATAATCTACCATCCACTTCCTTGACATGCTGGCCGAAAAGCCCCTCTAAAAAGAATATGATATTCGTCATGATATCAAACAGAATGTTCTCGAAACTAACAATAGAAAATTGCGCCTCATATGACAAGTTCTCGTCAAGTCCATACATAGAAATTACGTGCGCATTATTAATAAATGGGTCGGTAATCTGCTTTTTTATATCTGCTTTTGTTCTCATGCTACAATAAATGTGTCTTCAATAATCATGGTACCAATACCAATGTTTTCAATTTCGTTTAGCTGCTCGGTACTAATGGCCGTTGCAGGCTCATTAAATTGGTTAAAAAATGCGGCTACCCGTTTATTGGTTACCTCCGTAATTTCTACATTTACACCAATTGGAATCTCATCCGTAATTCCGACTCCATTTGCTATGGATTCTTTTAGCGCATTTTCTATGGAACCCGATAATTGGGTAACTTTATCTAAAAAGCTTTGCCCTTGTTTTAACGTTTTCTTACTCATAGTTTGCGTCTATTTTAGCGGCGTTAATGTCGTACAAATCCAATTGCGTAACTTTTAATCCGTCCACGGCAAAATGCTCACGGATTTTGTGGCGATACTCCAATAAGTCTTCGCCTAACAAATTATCCTCAAATCCAACGCCCAATGTTGGGTGGTCTTTAAAATCATTTGGCTGGCCTATTAAAATAAAAGCCTTATTCTGCTCCAGAATATTGCCAATAACCAAACCGCTAACAATTTTGTTATCTGCATTGCGAATAGGATTAATCTTTAAATCCAAAACCACACCTTCGTCGGTGTTGTCAATTACTTGTATGCCTCTATCCTTTGCCATTATTGTAGGTTACCTTCAAACGTTCCTATAACTGGTCTTGCTTCCGCGTCTATTAAACCAGCCGTGTAAATAATATCAGCGGCTTTTACATACACATCAACGGCATCGCTTAAGCGCGTTGCAAATTCCTCTATGGATGTATTTTCGCGCGTCATCATGTCCTCCATAATGCCTATAATGCTTGTTTTTAATGCCGCCTTATTTAATGCCATTTTAAATCTATTTTAAAAGCTGGTTAAACTTCGTTTCTAATTGTGTAATTGCTAGAATACTATCTGGCAAAGGCGTTCCACTAGGACCAGCTGGCGTGTAAACTTTTAACTGTTTTAATAGATCGGCAAACTCCTGAAATAAATCCTTCAGCGAGCAAACCGAATTTTTAACGCCTACTTTATTATCGGTACTATCAATAATTATGTCGAGTTCGCCTTGGACTATTTCAATTTTTTCAACTTCATCTACCTTTATAACTGTCATATTATCAAGCCTTCCAGACAGTGACAAGATCTGCACTTTGCTATTCGCTTTTGGCGTTACCAAAATGTAGTTTTCGCTGTCGTTAATTGTAGCTTTTAGCTTAACGTCCGTAAGCTCCAAACCGCTTTTTAACTTCACTTTACACCTATCGCCTGTGACGCTTAATACCGTTGCGGTAATAGGTAGGTTTGGATTTGCTCCAACAACCTCGCGTAATAACTTTTTAACATCGCTTAAGTCTGCCATTAGCTTAATTTTATTCCTGGAGTAATAGTCCGTACTCCTCCAGCTTCGCTTAAGGTTGTGGTTACACTTTTCACATAATAGTAGGCTGTTTTCTCTGGGTAGTCTTCATCTTTAATCCGTGCCGAATAGGTTGGCTTGCAAAACGGAATTAACCAGGTATCAAAACTGCCTTCGTATCCTGCAGCACTTTGTTTTAAAACTTCATTATCGGCTATTTTCTGCATAGAATCTTCATCCATAGCGCCAACTTTAAGCGTTACTTTATCGCCTCCAGTTGTTCCAGAAACAACTTTATTTACATTCCCATTTATATCCGTGCTTTCAATAGTCACTTCAACTTTAGTGTCTAACTTATTACTAAACTCTAAACTTGAATTTTCAATGTTTTTTTGCATGGAATAAAAAACCTCGCCTCCTTTTTCTACATAAGGCGGGTGCACATGTAATACTTTGTTTTTGGTGTCGAAATAGATATTCGCTTTCGTTTCTTCTTGGATTTTCTTCAGTACATCATAACCCGTTGCTTGATGAATGGTAAACTTTTCATAATTCACATCATAGTCACAATTCAAGGTAAAGCTGCCGTCTATATTATCAATAACATACTGCGCAATTTGGCTCAAGGATGTTGGCTTCTGCTCCACATCTGGAACGCCAACTCTAAACAGAAATAGAGCATCTTCGCACAGTATTTTCAATGAACTATCATTATTAGTAATGTCTTGGATATAGCCTGTAAATTCATCCTCTAAATTACCATCGTAACCCAGTTGAATTAAAACCTCGGTTCCACGGCCTATTTTGTTTTCAAAATTCAACGGCTCATTCATAACGGCTTCAGGTAGTACAATAGTGGCCATGTCTGCTAAATTATCAACGCTAGTTATAATTTCGCATTCTGCCATAAGCGCCAACTGAAAGCGTTTGCCTTCTTGGTTCTTAAATTCTATGTACCAGTCTATGTTTAACATGAATGAGTTTTAAAAAAAGCACCTGCACATACAGGTGCTTTTAATTATATATTTTATGCTTTTAGCTAATGAAATTATTAGGCTTCAGTAATCCGTCTCGGGCATTCCTACAAAAATTACATAAGGGCTGATTCATCGGGTCGGCACCTGGATACTTAATATTGGTAAAACTCCTATTTTGTTTATCGTTTAGTAAAGGAGGCTTTAGAGCGAAGCTCAGATCATAAGGTTTCACAAATTCATTGCCTTTTAAATCGGTTTTAAAGCCTGTTGAATTAACCATAAATTCATAATTGGAGACCATGAGGTTTTCAATTGGCATGATGGCCACTTCGGTAATTTGGAAATCTACACAGACCATAACTGGTTGAGCGTCGTAGCACTCAATCGTAATGGTATTTGAATTTTCGCTTGGGTCGGTTGTGTTTCCGAATCCCACTAAACTAATCATCCCGATTAGCATAGCAAAGAGCATCGCTTTCGCTTTCATAAAATCTAAAATTCTGTTATATCTTTAATCATCTATATCTAGTAATAATTTATAGTCAAAATCACTGTAACATTTAATCTCGTAAGCCTGCACATTTTCGCCTTTTGTAAATGGAAAACTAAAGTCTTCTATTACGATTTGGTTTATGCCTAACAGCTGCAAAGGCTCACAATACACCTTTAAACTTTTTGGCGTTGTCATAAAATCGCGAAGCTTTTCAAAGTCCTCACGCGGAAAGCAGTCTTCTACATTTCCAGTAAGTAACGAGCCAATTAAAACGCCCGTAATAGAAATATCATAATCGCCCTGGTTCCAGCGCTCCTTAATCGAGCCGCCGACCTCACGGCCGCCTTTCGTTTTTGCCTTTGCCACGTTTCTACGAATAATGGTATTCTTACCCCCTATGTTTATCATAGGCTCATAAGGCAGTAAATACTTCACGCCATCGCTACCAACAAAGTAGAACGGAAAAAACTGATCGTCGGCACTTAATGGTGCGTTTGCCTTCCATAATTCCTGACTAATATCATTCTTTACACTTCCAATTTGGTCTTTCCGCTTATACCCTAAAAAAGGAATTGGCGGCAATACGTGTTTTGAAAGCTCGTTTTGAACTACCTGAAACCGATTGGTTTTAGCAACGCCAATCAAACTAGAAAATATGATGCCTGTTTTATCTTGTATCATTAACTTCCAGCTGTTGTGGCTAACGCCAATGTTCTTACTAATGCGTCCACGCTTTGTGTCTCCAATTGCTTCGCGCTATCCTTAAAATCATTACCCTTAATAGTTAGAGCGCCAATAAGCGACTCCAAACTAATAGTTATGTAATTATGTTTTGTTCCGCCAGTTGCAATGGCCTTATTTGTTTTTGCCCCAGCTCCAGAACCTGCAGTATTTCCGCTGCCGCTTCCATTTCCTGAAATAGCACCAGGAGCCGTTGGATCGCTTATTCCAACTCCTGAAGCCTCGCCCTCCTCAACCTCTGTTTTCCATTTAATGGAATTAGCAGCTTTTCCAAATTCCATAGCCGCATCAAATGCCGTTTGTTTTACTTCTTTGGCTTGATCAATTATAGCTTGCTTTCTGCTTTCAGTATCGGCATTTATCTGGCTAATCATGCGTTGATTTTCGGTACTATCGCCCAAACCAACCGCTTCTTTAAATTCGTACCACCCTTTCTTAATGAAGTTTAAGCCTATCATTAAACCATTTACTACCGTTAAAAATTCGAGCTTAATAAAATCGCCAAACAATTTAAACAGTAACTTGCCGCCGCTTACGGTATGCTCCCAAGCTTGCCCCCAGCCTTCCGTTTTAGAAATAACCCAGCCAATACCTGCAGCCAAAGCGGCAACGGCCAATACTATTATTCCAATTGGGTTAGCGTTCATGGCAGCATTTAAGCCCCATTGAATACCAGTCCAAACAGACGTGGCTCCGCTTGTAATACTCGTCCAAAGTGCCTGCATTTTAGTAGCGTTAGTAACAAAACTTATAGCCTGACCAAAGCCGCTAAAAAGAGGTATTAAATTACTAATATCAAAGGCCATACTCCCTAATTCTGCAGCATAGGCCAATGTCCCACCCGTTGCATTGAACATGCTAATTTTTAGGTCGTCAATTTTCGCTCTAAAACGTCCCGCTTTTTCCGCTGGAGAGTCCATAACAATGGCAGCTTGTTCATAAGCCGTATTGGTTCCTTGAATGGCTGTGGTTAAGCGTTCCGCCTCATCAATGCCCGAAAGCATAGCAATAGCCGCGTTACTGTTTTCTTTGCCAAACATTTTTGTAACTAGGGCCTGATCGTGCATGATACCTCTTAACGGTTTTAAACGATCTGAGAGCGTTAGACTTTTATCCGTTAACGTATTGATGTCAACGCCTGCCATTTGTAATTCCTTTTGTACATCTTTAGGCAAGAAACGTCCTTGAGATAATGAGGCCATCACGTTACGCAATGCCACACCGCCTTCAGAACCTTTTTTTCCTGCTTTGTCTAATACTTGAATGTAGCCGTTGGTTTCCGCAAAATGAACTCCAGCCGTTTTGGCGGCCATACCACTTTGCTCTAATGCCTGCTTTATTTGTGGTAATTCTGCACTACCTTCTTTAGCACCAGCCGCCATTATATTCATCATATTGCCCATTTCGGCACTCGCCTTAATTGGGTCATCTGTAGAAACCTGATACTGGTTCATAGCCGTTGTTAAAACTTCTGAAGCTGCCGCCACATCGCCACCCATGGTTTTACTCAAGGTTTGAATATGAACGCCCATGTTTTGCAACGCCTTTGGTGCTTGGGCTAGTTCTGGTGTTAATTGAGATAAGATAAGTTTGTAAGCCTCCACGCCATCTGCAGCATCACCGCCAAAAGTTTTAGCGGACGTTCTGGCGTAGCCTTCAATTTCTTTAAGCTTATTACCAGTAACATCTGTAATGGCTGAAAGGTCGGCTAATGAGGTGCTTAATTTTAGTCCTGGTGCGGACATGGAATCCAGCCCTTGAGATGCGGACTGAACATTTTGAACAAATGCGTTTATCCGCATTCCTGATAATTTGGAGTTAACTTTATCCAAGGCGCTACTAAACTTGTTGCCCATAACGCCAACATGTTGGTTAACGTCATTTAGGCCTTTATCTAAACGCTCAACGGATGCAGCGACTTTGTCGGCATCCGATTGAAATTTTAGTATGTAGTTTAGTGTATTGTCCATGTTGGTTTGTTACTCCTATGAATCTGGGTTTTCTAATTGTCTGATATACTCTAACTCTCTAATTCTGCGTGCCCATATATCTAATGGGAGGCTTTCTGGGTCTTTGATGCCAAAATAGTAACGAAGCTGTGCATCACCGATGCGCATGATATCGTTAGGGTCTACTCGGGCAGCCTCTAAAGCTTTTCCACCTCGACAACATCAAAGGTCAATAGCGACATGATTTGTTCGCCAATGCCCATAAAGATGTCATCATTGGTTTCAATCTCTTTATCGCCTGCTAAATAGCACGTCTTTAAAAGTTGGGAGTTGAATTTCAAGCCGCTTGACTTGGTGCCAGCGCTTAAAAATTCCATTTCCTTTCTATTTGGCTTACGGAAGTAGGCGGACTTGTTATACTTTGCAGATTTTAAGCGAATTATCTCGCCATGTTCTGCTTTCCACGCGTCAATATTTTGTTGGTCTGCTTGGTACATTTATACTTGGTTTTTTAGTTTTAAGAATATAAACGGAAGTTTAATTTCCTGAAATTTATCGCCTTGCTTGATGTCTTTAGCCGCCTCTAGAAAATGAATTCCAACAGCACGGTCGCTCGTCAACATGTCTCCAGCGCTAGGGTTGCCGTAGCTGAACATGCCATCCAAGTTAAGGCTCAAAACGCTTCCTTTCCCCGCTTTTACTAAAGCTTCATAATCCGACTGCAGCATTGCAATTTCGCCTTTGAAAGCTATATTTCCACTTTGTATTGAGTGCGGAAAACGCCCTTTTGCATATAGAGCTTCACGCTCAATAGCTTCAGAATATTTAACAGCTCTAATGCCTGTTATATCTTGGCCGCCTAAAATTAAGGTTAGGTCTGCCCACTCGTATTCTCTAGAATCAAATGCCATATTATTCGTTTAAGTTTACATCGTAGCCTAAAAGAATTTCAATGAATTCCGCATATCCTTTCGGACGTACTTTTAAAGTCATTTCAATACGATTAGTTTGCGATACGTTATTGGTTAAGTTAAAAGCCGCTTTCACGCCGTCGTCGTTCGGGTTTGCTTTGTCTTTTGAAAGCTCGCCACGATCCGTCATTTGTCTTGCAATGGCATTCTCCAGATTACCCTCTACATCTTTTGCATAAATTGGGTCTATTGTTCCCTCGTTTGTTAGGTCAAAATCGTTTTCAATTTCCTCGCTAACAATGTTGTGAGCAATTCTATACGCCTTATCTATAACACGTCTACGTGCTAATTTTTGATAATCGTCAGCCTCTGACGTGGCCAATATTCCAGAAACAATGTAATAGCCTGCTTTACGTTTGTGCTGTCTGAAGGTCATATATCCCTTATTGTGTAAGGTCTCAATGTCCGCACTTTCCGCTGGCTCGTCAACTATGTAAGCCGTTAAGGTTTTTAAGGCTCCAGTTCGCACTTTTCCAGCGCTCTCATGTACTTGAATAGCCGCTAAACGACCGGCCACTACGCCCGTAGACGCGCCGTTGTTTGTTACAACATCAGTTCGTTTTTTAGTGCTACCAATTAATACGCCTACACGGTTATTGGACTCCTCTTTTAAATCGGCTAAATCCGAGGCCGTTCCGCTGTAACCGTATCCTTCCAAAACGGTAAAGAATGGCGTGTACTCATTAGTCGTGTAATTTTCGCCTAATGTTTGCGCCTTGCTTTTTGCTAAGACTACATCCTCATCAATGCCGTTTGCAAGCGTAAGTGTGTAAGCACCGTCAGGTGAAAAGCATGTAAATAATCCGCTTAAACGACCATTTGAGGCGTCCAGCAAACTTTGCGCTGGCGTTTTACCAGTTCCAACGTCTGGCGTAAACCAGTCACTTACTTTATCGGTTTTTGGGAATCCCATTAACCACACTTCCTGGCCTTCCCCAGCTTCTGCGTAATAATCTGAAAGCCATTGATACAGAACGCCATTATTTACATCTGGCAAAATGCCCAGCTTGGCCACATCGGTCATGCCTCTTAAAATGTATGGTGTGTTTAATGCAAATTTATCTACAACAGCGACTGCCGAGGCTAACAAACCGAAAACACCGTCGACAGTAGGTACTACAGTACCAATATTGCCGTTGCTAAATTTTATATTAATTCCTGGTAACATATATTGTTATTTTTGGGTTTTACTCTTCCTCTTCGGACTTGGTTTCGGTTTTAGTTCCATTTACTGGAGCATCCGTTCCCGTGTTTTCTTTGCCAGTTCCTTCGCCTGTTTTTTCTGTCTGAAGTTTTAAGGCTTTAATTCTTTCCGCTCCAGCTTTAATTACTGAAGGATAGGTTTCATCTTTTAAGGCCGCTTCAACCGCTTCAACCGTTTCTAATTTTCCGATGGCTTCTTTAGCAAGTTTCGCTTTTTGAGAAGGCGTTAAATCGTCTACATTCTGATCAACTTTGATTTTTGTTGTTACGGCTTCTTTAACTGAAACATCAACGACTTTAGGACTCGGGTTTTTTATTTCCTCAAGAGATTTATCCTTCAGCGATCTCGAATGATTTCGAGCATGGTCTTTTTTGAAAAATTTAGTGCCGTCAGATGTCTGGTGGTAGCTTTTTAAACTTGGGTAATCCGAAAATACTTGGTCTTTTGACATAATATATAGTTTTAAAGGTTTGTTACTTTTTGTTCTTTTTGCCGCCAAATAGGCGCTTAAAGAATCCCCGTTTTTTTTCAGGCTTCGGGATACTGTCCTGTGATGTTTTATGTTCGTTATTGGTTTGTTGGTTCAACTCGTTATCGTTGTACGGTTCAATAACTATATTAATGGGCTCGCCCTTTCGGTTTTTAACTTTGTTAATTTCAGTTGTAACCGTGTTATGGATGGCCGTGGTTTCTTTTTTAATGGCCTCCGTAATGATTGCTTTTTGGTTTTCCAGCATGGCTTCAGCTGCCATAATGGAAACATAATAGCCAATGGCCACGCCTGCAACTACTCCTACAAGTACCAGGAATAAATTTTCAGCTGTATTTTTCCAATTAATAATCATTTAAAAGCGTTTTAAATATGCATTTCAAAATGCGGAACGTCAATAAAGCCGTCCTTGATGTTGTTTTTGTTCCAGTCGCCTCCCCAGCGGTTGGCGGTATCTAATGTTTCCCAGTAATCGCCTAATATTTTAACCGTTTTCCAGTCATAGGTCAGGTTTCCATTTTCAAACACATTGAAGTCTACTGCTAGACGACGTAAATGGTTGGAGTTCATGGTTTGGCTTTTACCGCTTTGCACGTACAACAATTGTTGCTCGTTGGTTCTGAAAGCTTCGCCAAAAGTTAACTCTAAACCATGCTGATAGGCAAAGACAATAAGCTTGGCAATGTTTCGCGTAAATATGCGCTGGTGTTGGCTTAAACTCATGATTTCTTACCGTTTAACTGCTTAAATTTTTGCAGTTCCTCAACAAGCTCGTTATTACTCGATTTCATTTTTCGTATTTCCAAAATCAAATCACTATTGCTGGCCTGTGAGATTTTAATTTGCTCAATTAACTCCGAATTTTGCCTTAACAATTCCCGATACCTATCTTCTAGAGCCATTAGCTCCTTTACAGCGGTGGTTAATCTAGCAGACATGTCGTCCAGTAAGCCTTGATAATATTCAGCGCTTTTAATTTCGTTATCTAAATCTTTAGATTTTAAATTACGCTGCGTCATAGCCTTGGAGCCGTACCAAGCAATTAATGCCGTAACTATTGGCGCTATGATGTAGGTTAAAATTGTTTGAAACATAGTTGAGTAAAAAAATAAGGCTACTGCCACTTAAAAACAGTAGCCTTAATTAAGAATGGCAAAATTTAGATTTATCGGATTGCTCCAATTTTTTTAGCCTGATATGGCGTTGCAATAAAATAGTGTCTGTAGTTTAACAGATTAGATTGCGTTAATGGATTATTTTCTGCTTTAGAAAAATACTGCTTGGTTGCTCCAGTCTTTTTTGCAATTGCTGATTTCGCAAAAATTACAGAGGACTCCGTATCTCCAGCTTCTTTAATCGCGCCAAAAGCTTTTTTAACTCCAGCGGCCGTGTAAAGTGGATGAATACCATCATCAAACTTATGTAGTTCAAAGCCTGCAATTACTGGAGCTGGGTTGCCTGATTTATAATTAACCAATTGGTCTCCAAATCTTTTTCTATCTAGGGCTAAATCATTCCAATGATCATTAGTCAAAACCAATCTAGCTCCTTTCCAGCCGCACTTACGTTTAGCTTCAATTAAATCTTCATAAGTCAAAAGCTTTCGGCCTGCAGCATCTTCTAAAGCTTCAGGACCTCCTGTGGCTTGTATTACTGGCGTATCTGCCGTATTGGCTGAAGGCGCAATGGCATGCAAGGATTTATTGAATTTGTTATCCAAAATAGCAGATGTATGCGATTTTGTAACTGTATCAATCTTATCGTATGAAGCCCCTAAAGTATCATCATCCGCCAAGGACGTTGCCTTTGTTTGGAATTTATCCAAAGTAATTTCAATGGTTCCATCTTCGTACTCTTGTACTTCAATTGGGTAGGTTGAGTTGTTAATCAACACATCCACATCAAAATCTGTAGCCGCTACATAAATTTTTTGTTTTTCGGTAAGTGTACCGCCGTTAATGGTGACTACATCAGCCGCCATTTCTGAAATGCCCTCTAGCCAAGTGGCTACTATTGCTTTCTTTAAATTGTCAATTACGCGACCATTCCAAATTTCGGGAAAATTAGCTGCCATATTTTTTTTAGTTTTTAGTGAATAATTTATTATATGCTTCTGGCTCATCAGCTTTGAAAGCTAATTGTGCCTCAAGGTCAAGCTTCATAAAACCCTCAACGGTTTTTACTTCAGCTTCACCTTCTTTACCGTCAACTATTTGAGCGTTTAAACTCTTTTTAGCTGGGAACAAAGCCAAGGTTGAATCCAATAAGGCCTCGTCCGTTTTACCTAATGCCAAAAGCTTCTCCTCTTGAGCCTTTAAAGTTGGGTTGGCTTTAATGGCCAATGCCACCTTGTTTTTAATTTTTTCGTCGGCTTGAGCGTCTGCATCCGATTGAAGGATTTCAAGCTTCAATTCGGCAGCTGTTAACTTGGCCTGTAATTTTACGGCAGCTTCGTTTACGGCGTCCACATCATGCTCCAGCTCATTTTCTTTGAAGCCAAGCGCTAAAGCCGCTAATACTGTTAATGTGATTTTTTTCATATCTGTTTTATCTAGGTTATTAGGAATAATTACTTCGCCATCTACAGGTAATGCCGATAAACAAAGTGTTTGAATTTCGCTCTCCTTTAAAGGCTCGGTATTGTCATCAACATATAACCGAATGGCGTTTGCATTACTGGGTACCGCCACAATAGAAACTTCATATAGCTCACATTTCTCCAAAACCAAGACATCGTTTACAAACTTCATATCGTCTCTCTGGAAGCGAACTCCCATAGAGCAACTTTTTATAAAGCCGCGTTCTACTTTACCTTCAATTAAGGCCGCAGATTCATCTTCGCTATCAAAAACGGGCAAACCAGACAGTGAACCGTTATCACTTTGAACATCATCCCAACGGCCAATAACAGACTTGTTACTATTCCAGTGGGAATCCAACATGATCGGATTCAGCTTGAACCTCTTAAGGTCGATGCCTTTTGTGGGAATGATGAAACCGTAACTATTCTTTTGGGTTTCGTCGTTAAAAATAAATCTTGGTTTTGGCATAAATGCACTTCTAATTATGACTAATTCAGGTGACAAATATTGAAGATTTACAATTCACTCACAAAAAGCTGTAAACCCCTTTAACAAGGTTGTTTACAGAAGTTACAGGTGTGTTAATTAGCTTTTCAGAATTTTTATTAGGCAAGGCAAAATCAACACTTTTGTACTAAATAAATTAGTATGGGACTTAAAAAAACGGAAGCCAAAGAGTATGCTAAAATGCTCTATCTGGATACTACGCAAAAGCTAACTATTAAAGAAATAGCCGATCGTGTTGGTGTGCGCCCAAATACTGTTGGTAAATGGATTAAGGATGAGGAGTGGGATAAACTGCGAAAGTCCTTATTGGTTACGCGCCAAAAAATGATTGGCGACTTATACGACCAGCTGGAGTGGCTAAATGATTCTATTAGAGAGCGCGAAGTGAAAGTTGCCGATAGTAAGGAGTCAAACACCATTGCCGTAATTACCAGCGCCATTAAAAAGCTGGAGACCGAAACATCCATAGCAGAAATATTTGAAGTTGGAACGGCCTTCCTGGACTTTTTAAAACCTATTGATTTTGATATTTACAAAAAGCTGATTCCTGTTTTTGACGCGTTCATTAATTCTAAATTGAAATAATGGGATTAGCTGAAGACAGAAAATATTTAAAGCTCTGGCAGCAATACCGTGAAAACACCTCACGCGCAACGCCTGTTGATTTAGGCGAAACGCCAGCAGAAAAAAGCAAACGAATAGCGGCTTTAGAATCCAATGACGAGGCATGGTTTAAATACTACTTCCCAAACCATTATTTGTCTGAAGTTGCTCCATTTCATAAGGCGGCTACTAAACGTGTTATGAATAATCCTGAATGGTTCGAGGTGCGTTCCTGGTCACGTGAGTGTTCCAAGACCACCAGAACCAGAATGGAAGTTATCAAGCTTGTTTTAACAGGCAAAAAACGAAATGTATTACTGGTTTCAAATACGCTTGATAATGCCGAGCGTTTACTTTTACCGTACAAGGTTCAATTTGAAAGTAACCACCGAATTATTAATGATTACGGCGAGCAACAAAGTCTAGGAAGCTGGGAGGCTGGCGAGTTTATAACCAAAAAAGGTGTGTCCTTTCGTGCGCTTGGTGCTGGTCAAAGTCCGCGTGGAACGAATAACGATGCCGTTAGGCCTGATATTATACTGATTGATGATATTGACACCGACGAAGAGTGCCGAAACCCTGAACGTATTAAAGTGAAGGTGCATTGGCTATTTGAGGCCTTATACGCTACGCGTTCTATTTCTAATCCGTTGCTTTGGATTGCCAATGGTAACATTATAGCCAAATATTGCTGTATTACTGAAATGGCAAAAAAAGCCGATTGTCATGATGTGGTAAACATTCGAGGCAAAGACGGCAATAGTACATGGCCACAAAAAAACACCGAGAAATTTATTGATCGCGTGCTGGCGAAAATGCCTTGGAGCTCACAGCAAAAAGAATATTATAACAACCCAGTCAGCGAAGGCGATATTTTTAAAAATATCAAATACGATACATGCCCAAGGTTATCCAGCTGTGACCAAGTTATTGTATATGCCGATCCGTCCACATCAAACAAGGATAAGGGCAAAAACAAACAGGCCTCGCATAAGTCGGTTGTTATTGTAGGAGCTAAAGGACGCAGACGTTATTTATACAAGGTATTTGTAGAGCAAACCAGTAATAACAAATTTGTAGACTGGCTATATGAAGCCTATTTATACCTCAAGGATCATAAGGTTGATACCAGCCGAATTTATATTGAAAACAATTCGCTTCAGGACCCACACTACCAGCAAGTATTATTGCCGCTTATTTATTTACGCGCCGATTATTATGGCTTTACCGTTCCAGTAACCGAGGACAAACGCAAAAAACCTGACAAGTTTTTCAGAATTGAAGGCACGTTGGAACCGCTTAACCGTTTAGGTAATCTTATTTTCAATATTAAAGAAAAGGATGATCCGCACATGGTCAAGATGCATGACCAAATGATTGGCGTCAGTCCGCAGTCTAGCGTTATGGATGCGCCCGATGCTTTAGAAGGCGCTTGCTGGCTCATTCAAAATAGACAATCAAAAAAATTAACCTCCTACGTCTTTGGCGAAAGGGAATCAAGACGATATTAAACTATGTTTTTAACTGAAACCGATTTAGATAGCGCCATATACGGCTATCAAGTAGACCAAATTACGGAAGGCGATGACACCATTGTAACCATGGCATTAGCCGCAGCCGAAGAGGAACTGCGAAGCTATTTGTCTGGCAACAATAAAATAGAAAACTACGACGGCCGATTGCGGTATGACGTGGAGGCTATTTTAAGCGCATCAGGCGCCAGCAGAAATCCGCTAATTGTAAAACACGCAGTTGTAATTGCCAAATATTGGCTGGTAGACTTATGTAATGCCGACATCATTTACGAGCAAGCCAAAGAGCGTTATGACCGCAGTAAGGAATGGCTAAAAGACCTACGCGATGGCGATGTTAATTTAAGTACGCTGCCACAATTAAGCCCTGAAGATTTAGAAGCTGATGTTAGACAGCCGTTCAGCTTTGGCTCACGCCCAAAATTTAACCACGAGTAACATGACAAAAAAGAAAAACCCGATAGGCTTTCAAACGGAAAGTGTTAAACTGGCAGCCGTAAAAACAAACGCCACAAAACCAAAGGTATCGCCTACCATTATACCTAAAGCCGTAGCGCGTATTCGTCAGGATATTAAGAGTTGGAATCGCGCCTTACAGCTTACAAAATTAGAGGACAACCCAAAATGGTATTTATACCAACAGCTGCTGGATGAAATAGGCTTGGACGCCTTGTTAACGTCTCAATACAAAAACCGTTTACTAAAGGCCCTCAAGGAATCTATTATTCTTAAAAAGCCAAACGGCGAAGTTGACCAGGAACAAACCGACATGTTGAATAATGCTGTTTTTACCAACGACATTAACACGCATATTTTAGACAGTATTTACCGAGCGCACTCCTTAATTGAATTTACATTTAATGAAAACGGCGTGCTACAAGTAGAGCTTATTCCGCGTGCCAATGTTGACCCGTTAAATGGTGTGGTTTATCCTGACTATACAGAAGATAAAAAAATCCTATACCGCGATTCATCAGAATACGGAACATGGCTATTAGAGTTTGGTAAAAAGAAAGACTACGGCTTATTTAACAGCGCGATTCCGCACGTATTATTCAAGCGTTTTGCGCAAAGCTGCTGGTCTGAATTATGCGAAATTTACGGCATTCCGCCGCGCTATATGAAAACCAACACGCAGGACCCAAGTATGGTAAAGCGTGCCGAAAGGATGATGACAGACATGGGTGCTGCAGCTTGGTTCATTATTGACGAAAGCGAAAGTTTTGAGTTTGCCAAAGGCGTCTCCACATCTGGAGACGTGTACAAGAACTTGATTAACTTATGTAATAACGAAATGTCGCTTTTAATGAGCGGTGCGGTTATTGGCCAAGACACCCAGAACGGCAGCCGCAGCAAGGATGAAAGCGGACAGGATATGCTACAAACCTTAATTGATGCCGACCTACAATTACTAGAGCAATATTGGAATAGCTCCGTAATTCCAGCGCTTGTTAATTTAGGCGTTTTAAAAGGCGAACTCGTGTATGCTTATGAGCAAACCGAAGATTTAGAAACCCTTTGGAAAATGACCAATGAAGCCAGCCAACATTATGATATCAATACCGAATGGATCAAAGAGAAATTTGGCATTGATGTTATTGGTAAAAAAGAAGTTCCAAAGCCAGCCAGCTTTAAATTGGATGGGGATTTTTTCGCTTAAGCCCTGACACGTATTTCAGGGCATTAAACTCCAGACTAGATTTTATTTATGATACGCATTGCGATGATTGTAAAGACAAAAGCGAGGCCATAAACTTGGCTATAAATCCACAATTTAAACGGCTTTTAAAACGCGCTGCAACCGCATTTAAAACCCTTCATAAAAAGGGAGCGTATAAGCCAGAAGATTTAGCAGAAGTTAAAGAATATCAAGATTTGATATTTGAAACCAACCGCGTATTAAGTCAGGCGTTTAAGGATAACGATTTATCTGAAGGGATGCTTGAGAGTTTGGAAAATGATGTGTTTTATTTTTCGCAATTAAAAACGCACGCGCAACTTTTTGAAGCCTCAAGGCTGATTTTAAATGAGGACAAAAGCATTAAGTCCTTCAAGCAATTTAGCAAGGATGTGGCGACTGTAAAGAGCAACTACAACGAGAATTATTTAGAGTCCGAGTACAGCTTTGCCGTAGGTTCGGTTCAAATGGCAGAACGTTATGAGCAGTTTTCAGATAGCGATCGGTATTTATTGCAGTACCGAACCGCTGCAGACGACAAAGTTCGGGATAGCCATGCGGCACTTCATGAAGTCACCCTACCAAAAACCGACCCGTTCTGGGATAAGTATTTCCCGCCAAACGGTTGGCGCTGCCGTTGCACAACGGTCGAGGTTCTGGCATCGCTTAATGAGTCCAGCGATAGTAAAACCGCAAACAAGCAAGGAGACGAGGCCACAACGCAAATAGGCAAAAACGGCAAGAACAAACTGGATATATTTCGATTTAATGCTGGAAAGCAAAAAGTGGTATTCCCTCCTGGTCATCCATACCATAAAGTGGCTGGCGCTAAAGCCGTTAAAGGCCTAAAAATTAAAAAATAGATGTTCAAAGAATTTTTAAGAAACCTGACGAATGATGTAAAAATCCAACTCTCTCAAGAGTTTGACAGGAACTTTGAGCGCAAAGCTTTTTTTAATAAGAAGTGGCCTCAAACCAAGCTTAAAAATAGTCGTGGTTCTATGATGATTAGAAGCGGCGCTGGTAGGCGAAGTATTAAAAGTCAAGCTTCCAATGGCGAAATAAAGTGGAGTAGCAATTTACCATATATGAGCCTTCATAATGAAGGCGGCGAGATTGTGGTAACCCAAAAAATGAAAAGCTTTTTTTGGGCTATGTTCTATAAGGCTAACGGAGCCTCAAACATTTATAGCGTAAAAACCAAAAAAAAGGTAAACAACAAACGCAGTCAAAAACTAGATAGCGAGGCCGCACAATGGAAGGCATTAGCACTTCAAAAAGTTGGAGCGGTTATGACGGTTGAACAACGCCAATTTATAGGCTGGCATCCGCAGGTAGATTTACACATACGTAAAGTAATTGGCGTAAACCTCAAAGAATTGAACGCTAAAATCACTAATAAATTAAAATCATAATGGACGCAGTCATTCAAAATATTCAAGACAAAGTAAGCACATTACCAATTCCGTATGTAGATGAGGACTGGGGACAATT